GCTTGCTGTTGCACCACAACAACTTTTGGTTTCCGCATCGCTTTCGCGCCTCGCCTGCGGTTAGCTCGGCTTTTCTTTTGGTTATTCACCTGTGAACTCATGTTCTCTTTTATTGTGCAGTCGTTTGCGCTCTGTACACAACAAGATTGCTCATGGAGGAAAAACGACGTTCCCGTCCAGAGATCAAACAGGCGTTGATCAGACAAAATACCGGTCTTAGCGATGATCCATTCAGGTTCATCGTAACAAACTCGGTCAAATTTGTCTAACAACCAAGAAATAACGCCACGCAAAAATTTTCGCAAAGCCACATCAGTGTATCCCGTCACGAGCAATCCACATGCTCTAGTGAGGGCCTGCCCTGGTGTTTGTTTAGCTTTGTTACTATACAGAAGCGAGGTAAGAATCTTTCCACGATTATATTGAGGAACTGGAAATCCCTTCAAATACACCGTGTGGGCACTGAGGTAATCCAAATCCTCAGGAGCACGTGGATTGTAATCATCAGACGTTGTAATGACACCAATCGTCGAAAACTCATCACACACAGATCTTCCATTAAAGAACGGGTGAGCTTCATCTGAAACAGTCCAAGTGTTATCATCGCCACACAAGGCCATCGAGACATTACAAAGGAATTCTTCCAATGAAGTATCCTTTTTGTCCGGAACTTGTCGAATCCAACCATAAGATAACAATGTGAACAAAATCAACGTATTGTCATTAATGGTATTAACACTTCCTGACGGGTTTCCACCCAGCTTCAGTACTAAGATTCCTTCAGGACTCAAAATAAGAGTCCAAACTAAATTTCGGTAATAAGTCTTAATGCGCTGTAAGTTTTCAGGGGTACGATCCTCATCCCTCAAACACATCCAGCGGAATCGTGCGCAACCCCACATCATGTAGGATCTCAAGCTTGAATCGTACTCACTCTCATCAAGAGCATATCCATTCGGATGATTCTTGAGCTTCTCAAGTAATCTCCCCCAATTTCCATTCATTGGGCTCCAGCCTACAGTGCTAGAGGACTTCAACCAAGCCGAATTCATCTTTTCATTCATATCAGCAAAAAGGCGATTTCCATCCACCGTTGCATCTACAGACATAGCTGTAAATGTGCGAATTTTATTCTGCAATGTCTTCTCAGACGGACGAATCTCTTCTTTTAAAGAATTCGTACACAAATAAGTGTGATTTGGGTCACTAGCCAACAAATCCCAACTTTCTGAGAAAGTCTCAACAATATTTGGATCATGCTCAAGCAATTCACCTTTCGTCGAATACACACGGTTATACGGGGCACCAGATGATGTTGATCTATCTAGTTTCGCC